CGGCGCCTGACCTCGATCGGCGCGGAAGACGTTGAAGACACGATCTCGTTCGACCGGGCGGCGCGCACCGCGCTTTCGCTCGTGCGCGTCGCGTCCGAGGTCGACGCCCTCTCCGTCCGCAAACGCAAGGAAACGACTGAGAATGCCCGAAGCGGCGCCCTTACCGACACTGACATCGACCGGCACGAGCAAGAGCTCGCAGGACGCCTGTCTCGATACGCTCGCGAGCTTTCAGAGCGCCTTGCTGCGGGAGGCGGCGCGGCTGGCGCGGGCGACGGCGCAGGCGGGGGCGCCTGAGCATGCGTTCTACGACCTTCACGCCCTCAGCCACCAGAAGCCGCCCGAGGACGGCGACTGGACCGTCTTCCTGCTGCTCGGCGGGCGCGGCGCCGGCAAGACGCGCGCCGGCGCGGAATGGATCCGCTGGCTGGTGCGGAACGCCGGCGCCCCGCAGCGCATCGCCCTCGTCTCGGAAACCTACGCCGACGGGAGGGAAGTCATGATCGACGGCGACAGCGGCCTTGCCCGGCTCGGTCATGAGCGCGACCGTCCGCATTTCGAAGCCTCGCGCCGGCGCCTCGTCTGGCCGAACGGCTCGCTCGGCTATGTGTTCTCGTCGGAGGACCCGGACGGTCTCCGCGGCCACCAGTTCCACGCCGCGTGGTCGGACGAACTCTGCAAATGGAAGCACGCGGAGGAAACCTGGAGCAATCTCCAGCTTGCGCTGCGCCTCGGCGCGCGCCCGCGCCAGATCGTGACGACGACGCCGCGCCCGACCGCGCTTTTAAAGCGCCTTCTGAAGGCGCCTCGAACCTTGACGGCGCGCGCGACGACCTACGCGAACGCGCGCAACCTTTCCCGCGCATTCCTCGACGAGATCGCAGCGGCTTATGAAGGCACCGTCCTCGGCCGCCAGGAACTCCATGGCGAGCTTATCGAGGATGTCGCGGGGGCCCTGTGGACGCGGGCGATGATCGAGGCCTCCCGCATCGCCGCGCCGCAGGGCTTTGCTGAAAGCCTCGACCGCGTCGTCGTCGCGGTCGATCCGCCGGCTTCGGCCGGGGAGGGCGCGGACGAGTGCGGCATCATCGTCGCCGGCGTCATGAACGGACCCGAGGCGCGAACCGCCTTCGTGCTCGCTGACCGCTCCGCCCACGGATTGTCGCCGCAGGAGTGGGCGCGGCGCGCCGTCGGCGCCTATCACGATTTCGCCGCCGACCGGATCCTTGTCGAGACCAACCAGGGCGGCGACATGGCGCGTGCGGTGATCGCCGCCGTCGACGCCGGCGTCGCGGTGCGCGACGTGCGCGCCAGCCGCGGCAAGCGCCTGCGCGCCGAACCCGTCGCGGCGCTCTATGAGCGCGGCCTCGTGCGCCATGCGGGCTGCTTTCCCGCGCTCGAGGACCAGATGGCGACCTTCACCGGCGCCGGCGGCAAAAGCCCCGACAGGCTCGACGCGCTCGTCTGGGCGATCACCGACCTCATGCTGCGCCGGCCCGCCGCGCCGCGCGTCAACCGGATCGAATAGGAGAGGCGCCCTTGTTGCGTTTTGAAAAGAAGAAATCCGCCGCCCGCGCGCTGACCGCGCTCGCCCGTCCCGGCGATCCCGTATGGACGCCGCGCGACTATGCGTCCCTTGCGCGCGCCGGCTATCAGAAGAACGTCATCGCCTACCGCTCGGTCCGCCTCGTCGCGGAAGCCGCGGCCTCGGCGCCGCTGCGCGTCGTCGAGGAGGGCCGGGTGATGAGCGCGCATCCGCTCGCCGAGCTGCTCGAACGGCCGAACGCGGACCAGTCCGGCCAGACGCTGCTTGAAACCGTCTACGGCCACCTTGAGACCGCCGGCAACGCCTATGTCGAGGCGGTGCGCCTCGACGGGCGCGTGCGCGAGCTTTATGCGCTGCGGCCCGACCGGATGAAGGCGGTCGCCGGGCCCGACGGCTGGGCGGCGGGCTATGAATATTCCGTAGACGGACGCAAGACGCGCTTCGAGCGCGGCGCCGACGGCTTCGCGCCGGTGCTGCATTTGAAGCTCTTCCATCCGACCAACGACCATTACGGGCTCGCCCCGCTCGAGGCGGCGGCGACGGCGGTCGATCTCCACAACGCCGCGCTCGCCTGGAACAAGGCGCTGCTCGACAACGCCGCGCGGCCTTCGGGCGCGCTCGTCTACAAGGGGCCGGAAGGCGCGGAGAACCTCACCGCGGAGCAGTTCGAGCGCCTCAAGGCCGAGCTTTCCTCCGCCTATTCCGGAATCGCCAACGCAGGACGCCCCCTCGTCCTCGATGGCGGCCTCGACTGGAGGTCCATGTCGCTCACCCCCAGCGACATGGACTTCGTCGAGGCGAAAAACGGCGCCGCGCGCGAGATCGCGCTCGCCTTCGGCGTGCCCCCGCAGCTTCTCGGCATTCCGGGCGACAACACCTACGCCAACTTTCGCGAGGCCAATCTCGCCTTCTGGCGCCAGACGGTGCTGCCGCTCGTCAGGAAGACCGCCTCGGCGCTGTCGGCGTGGCTGGGGCCTCAGTTCGGCGGCGCGCGGCTCGAGGTCGACGCCGGCGCGATCGACGCGCTCGCGGCCGACCGCGACGCCCTCTGGGCGCGGGTCACGGCGGCGACCTTTCTCAGCGAGGCGGAGAAGCGCCGCGCGCTCGGACTGCCGGCGCGGGAGGCGGGCGATGAGTGAGGCGAGCCTCGGAACGGCCGACATCCGCCTGTCGCTCGCCGCGCTCGCCGCGGTCGGCGTGCAGACGGCCCTCGCGCTCCTGTGGACCGGCGCGGCCGCGGCCCGGCTCTCCGCCGTCGAGGCGAAATCGGCGGCCGCCGCCGAGCTCGCGGTCAGGATCGCGCGCCTTGAAGAGCAGGTGATCGCCATGCGCGCCCAGCTCGTCCGCATCGAGACGAAACTGGAGGACAAGCGATGAGCGACAAGCTCCGCATCGAGGGCTGGGCCGCGATCTATGACGAAGCGGACCTCAAAGGCGACGTCATCGCGCCGGGCGCCTTCCGCGCCTCGCTCGCGCGCCAGGGCGCGGCGCAGGTCAAGATGCTCGCCCAGCATTCAAGCGAAACGCCGATCGGCCGCTGGCTCGATTTCGAGGAACGCGCCAGGGGGCTTTACGCGATCGGCGAGATCACGCGCGCGACGCAGGCCGGGCGCGAGACCGCGCATCTCATCGAGGAAGGGATCCTCGACGGCCTCTCGATCGGCTTCACCGCGATCCGCGCCGAAGCCCTCAAGGGCGGGCGCCTGATCCGCGAGGCCGCCTTGTGGGAGGTCTCGATCGTCACCTTCCCGATGGCGCCCCACGCCCGCCTCACCGTCCCCTTCGCCGCCTCGGACGAGGCCGCGATCGCCGAATTCGCCGCCGCGGTCCGCCGCGCGGCGCGCCTTCTCTCAGCCTGAACCTAATCATGTCAGTACAAGGAGCATCAATCGACATGGAGACCAAGCACGCAAACCCGAACGGCGACGTCAAGGCCGCGATGCGCGACTTCCTCGCCGCCTTCGAGAGCTTCAAGGCCTCGAACGACGAGCGCCTCGCCGCGATCGAGAAGAAGAAGGAGGACGTCCTTCTCGCAGACAAGGTCGAGCGCATCTCGAAGGCGCTCAGCGAGCAGAAATCGGCGCTCGACCGCCTCGCGCTCGCGGGCGCGCGGCCCCAGATCGCGCCGGCGCGCGAGGACGCCGAGAACAAGCAGGCGATCCTTTCCTATATGAGGAAAGGCGACGCCTCGGCGCTCCACGCGCTCGAGCGCAAGGGGCTCAACGCCGGCGTCGACGCCGAGGGCGGCTATCTCGCGCCCGAGCCGACCGAGCGCGTCATCGCCGCGGCGGTGCGCGACATCTCGCCGATCCGCCAGATCGCGGCGGTGCGCGAGATCGGAACTTCGAGCTTCAAGAAGCCGGTGAGCCTCGGCGGCGGCGCGGCGGGCTGGGTCGGCGAGACCGGCGGGCGCGTCGAGACGGCGGCGCCCGCGCTCTCCTCGATCGACTTCCCGACGATGGAGCTCTATGC